GTCAGACCTGTGTAGGTGATAATCTCATCACCAATTCTAAACAGACCATACTCATTTGGAAATCCTTTAGTCGAGTAGACCTGGATATCCTCATCAGTTGATGAAATATCGGAATATAGAGTCGTCTTACCGGAAATAACTTCTTGAGTGAAGTTATCCAGTGTCAGATATTGATCTAGATTTTCTGCAATATCAGAAGGACCACCTTGGTATTCCTGTGAGATATAATATTGCTTTAGAAAATCAATAGATTTGGGACTTTCGGCGCGTAAGAATTCAGGTAGTTGACTGTCAACAATCTGCTGAACCTTAACCCTCTGCTCAAAGCCAGTTTGTATCATCTTATATCCTCTTTAGTTCTCCGTTTAAGTAACTCGATGTTGTTTTATATCCTACACCCGATGTCTGTTCGCCAGATGTAATGGTGTCTCTCACCATATTTATCTTACTATTTGCAACGTCAAAGGAGAGATAAAGATCCTTCAAACCAATAACATCATTTGATTCTGGAATTGCCTGAATCTCAATGACGTTATTATCTTTTTCAGTAGATGTGATGACCATTGTATTGATCATAATCTCACCCTTAACATAATCAATAGTACCAATTGGATTAAGTGTTCTGCTAATTACAAACTCACCTTCAGCATTTCTTTCATCTTTGGTGATAACAAGAACACCTTTACCACTTCCATCCAGTTTTCCGTTTGTTCCTTTGTTAGGAACATCGGTAAAGTAAAATAAATCACTGCTACCAGAGATTGTAAATCCAGTACTCTTAATATTAAATCCACTTTCGTTAATATGGAACTGATTACCGTAACACAATTCGTACTGTGTTGGTGCATTTAATAATGCATTCAAATTTCTTCTAATCTTAATACGTGTAATGTTGGATGAAATAGCATCATCAACATTATCAATCGTCTGTACTAACTTACTATACTTAAATCTACCACCAAACTGATTGACGTTTGATGTAGAGAAAGTATTTAAAACAGTATTAACGTTTGTCTTTAAATCATTAATACTTGTGACTTGTGAACTGTTATAGTAAACAGCACTATCAATCTCAACAAAAAGAACCTTCAGATCAATTATTTTCTGATTGATACCAGAAATACTAAATTCTTTTAATTTTGTAAGAATATTTTGCTTATCAAAGTCGGAAACAAAATTACCGTTCTTTGGTTTGATACTGATCAAAACATTACCAAACTGTGGAGGATCTAACTCTTCACCACCAACAACAGAGACAGACTCTGTATTAGGGTAGATTGATTGAATAACTGCTTCATAGTCACGAGTTGTTACTGCTCTATTCTGTGAAGCATAGATTCTAGGAGCAAAATACTTGATCGATTCGATAGGTTCAATGTCACCACCATTGGATGCAGCAATCGTAGTATTGATTGTGATTGCTGATGAAGGAATAACAATGTTCCCATCACCATCAAGAACCCTACCTGAGAAGGAGAAGTTACTAGGTCCATTACCATCCTTACCATCAGTGATGATATAGGATACAGTAACGACTGCATCATCTTCTAACTTCTTACCAAAGTATCCATCACCAAACAACAGTTCATATTTTTCATCCTGAACTTCTTGAAGTAAAAAGATTTCGGAGTTTTCATTCAGGTTTAGAATATTTGATGCTAATGAATATTCCCTTCCTTCACCAGTATCAGCAATACCTTTTACTTTTACAACAATTGTTGATGTATCGATGAATGAATTATCAAGAATAAATCTTTGATCTATAGATCCATTAACAACAAAAGTCTTTTTAAGGAACGTTCCTTGGAAAATTTTTAAATCACTAAACGATGCAGTACCAGAATTAATAGTTGTAGTAACATCTTCTGGAATTGAGAAGACAAAGTTCGTGTCATTTGTATTCCCAACACACACCAGACCCGCCTGTAAGGTCATTGTAGAGGAGGAACTGCTAGTTGTTATATCAAATCCTACCGTTGCCTGTGCCGCGCTTCTAGAGCGTGGTACGTAACCAATATTTCTTGCTAACGAAACGACGTTCTCTCTCAATGTCGCAGAATCCAAGAAGGATTCATTAACGATCATATTGGAGTTGAACGCCGTTATGTAAGTATTATATGCTAACGTATCGATAAGGACCGAAAAATTAGATCCCTCAAAGTCAAAATCACTAAAATTTGAGTTTGCTCTCAAATAATCTTTGATTGAGATCTTTATCTGATCAAAATCTAGGTTTGTAAATTTGGTAAAAGGCATATTATTACCTTGCTGCCTCTAGTAAAAACGAAAATTCTTGTGTCGGAAACTCAAGGCCAACGATATCGAATATAACTGTTACATCAAATGAGTTCGAGTCTGGTTGTGGATCAACTTCTACAATAGTGTTATCAACTCTTGGTTCGAAATTTTCAATCGTTTCAAGGATTTGTTCTTGAATAACCGATGCAGTAGCAAAATCAACGAAGTCAAATAGACTAGAACGTACATCTGATCCTAAAAGAGGTTCAAAGAATCTCTCTTCAGGAATCGTTTGTACCAAATTCATAATGGATCTACGTATTGCAGATTCATTTTTCAATATTGGCAGATCTTTTGTCACGGGATGTGGTTCAAAAGATAGACTGATGTCTTTAAATGCTCTAGAAACCCGTGGAAGCGCCATTGGTCCTGTATAGTTTTCTTGACTTATTTATCAAGGTTATCTGTATCGCACTCTTTACCAGGATCATTTACCACTTCTTTCAATAATTTTTTCTTCTGATCCTCTTTCAGATAAAAATCTGAGCGAGGATCGGTGATCAAGGTCATACCACTTGCAATGAAGTCTTCACCCAAATCTGTTTTAGAATTTCCCATTAATAAAAACCTCTTTATGGTTTGATATTTCTATTTATTTTGCGGTTCATACTCCCAAATCATGCTCCCAAAAATAATCTTCTGAGTTACCTAAAGATCCAGAACGATGTAATCCACCATTTTCAACAGAAAAACTTCTTGTAGAAACAAGAAAATCGGGTTTTTTGAGCACTGGAGGAGTCAAACTCTCTTCAGTCCATCGACATCTATTGTTTGGATACAGTCCAATTTGCCCATTAGGGAGAATAATACAGTTATGAGACTTGTGTTCTTCAGGAAATTCGGCAAATGTCAGGTCTGGAACATCTCTATCCGAATGATATGAGTCAATTGTAAACAAATACTTACCATTTTGAGAAACATGACCTGAACGATGCTTAACTTCGACGGACATTGTGTATAAAAACTGCTTTTCAATCACCCTAACATCGTAGTCAAAACTATCCCAATACTGCAAATCACTCAATGGGAGATTTACATCCATTTCTCTTGGACGATTGGGATAATCACTTTCCCAATCTACAAATGCAGAGATCGGTAGTTTATCATATAATGCACCGTACTCAGGGATGTATGTTTCAAAGTAAAAACATCTATTCCAAATCGATTTAAGAGATACCCACCATCCTTCTACATATTCTCCATGCCCATCACGAAGATCTCGTAAGTATTCCTTACGAATCCAAACCTTTTTTGGTGGTAAATTGACTACATTCATTACCCCTTACCTTGTCCACGGTACATTTTCTTAGCATTATTACGAGACGACGCTGCGTACTTAGTTCCTTTACCACTCCCTTGACGAGTTTTCTTCGGAGCACCAGGAGACCAATCATCCCTTACAAGTCCAGTCTTTGCTTTAGCCATTGTCAATTCCTCTCTGTTCGTTGTAAATCGTTGTTTTAATATCGGAAGGTTCTGGAGAACCCGTCTGATAAAACTCTACCGACAGATTCTCCATAAGATCCATATACTCATATACACTCAAGTTTGAATAAACTCTCCTTCCTTTGATAGAAACTGTGTATAGATCGTTAGACATCAAATAATCCTTGTCTTCTCGTGACCAACTCTGACGCGAGGATCGCACCAAATCTCAAATCCTGCTTCCTTTGCATCCAAACAGAAACTCACATCTTCTCCACACATATCCTGTACTTCACCAGATTCAAAGACTTGCATCTTCGGTGCAAACCAAGGATACTTAATCTCTTCGTGCTCAAAAACGCCGTGCTTGATCATCAACCATCCAAAACCTGCATAGTCAACAGTGAAGGGTTTCTTACGCTTTGACATCGTTTCAAGAGTTTCGTGATTCATCACTCCACCATTGTTACGGAAGTCATCCTCATCCATCCAGTGTGCAACAGAAGAAGTCTGTCCGTCTTCAGTGCAATACCATCCAGAAGCAATGTCCTGATCCAACAGAACCAGTTGAAAGAACTTCTCAGTGTTGAATACAATGTCACTATCAATCCACAACTGATAGTCGTACTTCAACTTACCATCCCAAGGAATCTGATCTGGTCCGCGCAGTACGTTTGCTCCAAGACACTTACAACGGGCAAAGTTGACCATTGATGAATAATCTTGAGAAATTTGAATAGATGCTCCACTCTGTACGATATCAAAACAGAGTTGAACAAAACTTTTCAGAAATTGATATGATACTCCCCGTCCTGGCAAGCAAAAGACGATGGTCTTACCGCGAATCATTTCTTTCGCTTTGTTGTAATCCCATTCGGGTTCCTTGCTTACGGTGGGAGATTTTGCTTTAA